CGACACCGGCCCACAGGGTCCCCAAGGCATCCAGGGCATCCAAGGCCCCACCGGTCCCGCCGGTCCCCAAGGCATCCAAGGTGTCCCCGGCCTCGATGGCGACGACGGCCCCCTCGGCCCCACCGGCCCCCCAGGACCCACGGGCACCACCGGTCCACAAGGCCCCCCGGGCGCTCAAGGCGACACCGGCCCCGCTGGCCCAACCGGCAGTCAAGGTCTCCAGGGCATCCCAGGACCAGCTGGCCCCATCGGCCCCACTGGCCCCCAGGGCATACAGGGCGACCCCGGTCCCACGGGTGCTACTGGCCCTACTGGCCCACAAGGACCAGGCGGGGGCGCGATCCTACAGGACGAGGGCATCTCCATCGCCACCCGGACATTCGTCAACTTCGTGGGTGCTGGTGTCGTGGCCAGCGATGACCCCGCGAACAACCGCATCCTCATCACCATCCCCGGGGCTACCGGCAGTGGGCACGTCATCCAGGAAGAGGGCACCCCCCTCACTGCCCGTCCTGCCCTCAACTTCATAGGTGCCGGTGTCACTGCCACTGACGACGCCGCCAATTCCCGCACCAACATCACCGTCACCGCCACGGGCGGGGTCACCAGCATCTATGGGCGTACTGGTGTCGTCGTGGCCACCGCTGGGGACTACACGGCGGCGTTAGTGACTAACGCAGTTTCCACCATCGCCACCTACGCCGACCCCGCCTGGATCACCTCATTAGCCTACAGCAAACTCACTGGCGTCCCTACCACCTTCACTCCCAGCACTCACGTCCACGCCGCCGCCGACGTCACCACCGGGGTCATGGCCGTCGCTAGGTTAGGCACAGGCACTCCATCATCCTCCAACTACCTCCGGGGCGACGGTGCCTGGACCGTCCCACCAGCGGCAACCGTCACCAGTGTCTTCACCCGTACCGGTGCCGTAGTCGCCGCCAGTGGTGACTACACTGCCGCGCAGATCACCAACGCCGTCTCCATCCTGGTCGGCTACGGCAACCCCACCTGGATCACATCCCTGGCCTACAGTAAAATCACTGGTGCCCCCACCACCGCCTCTATCCAGACCCCGTGGCTCCAGAACGTCAGCGCCGCCAACTTCAGCCTCTCTAACCTCGGCTACCTCCACATGAACCACGTCTCCAACGACCTGGAGATCGACATCCGCACCAACGGCGCTCTCGGCCTGTCCATCCGCCGCGCCGCCGGTCTCAACAGCGACTCCCGCATCCTCCACTACGGCGACGGCTGGCTCACCCTGGAAAACAGCAACGTCGCCAGCACCATCTACATCCATTCCCAAGGCCCCCTGCAACTCCAATCCACGGGCAACATGGAGTTTCACCTTTCGGCCAAGACCAACGCCATGCGGATCTTCCCAGCAGATGGGTACATCACTCTCGGCTACGGCATCAAGTTCCCCGACGCCACCGTGCAGACCACTGCGGCAACCGGTGGCGGTGGCGGTCAGCCCCAGACCCCGTGGGCACAGAACATCTCTGGCGGCGGATTCGATCTCACCAACGTCAAAACGATCAACTACCAGGGCGGGCTGATCAAAGCCGCCACCCCCGGTACGACCACACTACAAATCCAGGACGGCACGCCGAGCCATACGTTCAGCATCGCGGTGGATGTTGGAGCGGCAAGAATACGTGATAATGCCGGGGTCATCGAACTCACTTCCAACACCAACGGAGGGAACACCAATCAACTTTACCTGAACACCACCGGCAACGTAGGGATAGGTATGGTGCCTGCTGCCTATAAACTCGATGTCGCTGGAGACTGCAACATCACTGGCGTCTACCGGGTCAATGGCGTCCCCATCTCCGGCGGTTCCCAGTCCCCGTGGACGCTGACCCATAACGCGGCATCCTTCGCCCTCCACAGCGTATACAGCGTCTCCATAGGCTGTCCACAGACGACCAGGACCGGGACTGCTCTAGCTATCATCTCCGGTAGTCCCAGCGGCGCAGCGGCAGCGACCCAGCTTGTCATTGGCGAAGACACTAACAACCCGGCGTACCAACTGCAAATCGGTTACGCTGTAGTGAACGGCGTTTGGGCCAGTTGCATCCAATCCGTGCAGGCCAACGTTGGTGCGTCCATGTACCTGAACCCACTGGGCGGCTGGGTAAACATTGGCGGCGCTAGCACCCCAACCTGCGGCCTGCAACTCACTGGCGCTGGCCAAGCAACCGCGTCCCCCACCTTCCCCACCGGCAACCAGGGCTGTACCTTACTACTGAGCGATACTGGGGCCACTGGGGGTAATGGTGGCATGCTGGCCTTCGGCTGGGCGGGGAACGGCTCGGCCTTTGCCGGGATCAAGGGCTACGTCACTGACGGTGCGGCCAACACCGCAGGCTCCATGTTCTTCTGTATGCGCCGTAGTGCCGCCGACACCGCCCTGTCCTTCTGCATGGAATTAAAATCCACTGGCATGCTTCACGCCTCGTATAACATATACACCCCCGGGTTATTCGTCAACGGCGGCGACATGACCAGCTTAGTCAACGGTGCCCCCTACTACGGGTTTGGCGTGGCCACCGGGTCATTCGGTGGCTGGACCCAGATGGCTGGCTATGCCGGGTTACTCCTGCAAACTGGCGGTGGGCGGCTGGTGATGGACATCAATGGCAAGACCGGCATCGGCATCGACGCGCCCACCCGCGTACTCCACGTCCACCACCCCAGCGCCACCACCCAGATGGCGGTCACAGGCTACGCGGCGAATATCATGTTAGGCGCTGCAGGCACTGACCCATCCAGCGACACCATGGCCGCAATCTGGGCAATATCCACTTCCAACGGCCACTGGTCGCTCAACGCCGGTGACGTCCTCCTAGGCTCACTCGGCACCACTGGTGGCAACATCCACATCAACCCCAACTTCCCCAGCCTCGCTGGCTCACAGACCGTCTGCATCTACGGGAACTTGGGGGTAGGGATATTCCCGCCGACGTACCAACTCCAGCTGGGCACCGACAGCGCCGCCAAGTTGAGCACCAGCACCTGGGCCGTCACGTCTGACGCCCGTACCAAGCGCAACATCCACGACCTGGAGGGGGGACTCGATGTGATCACCAGATTGCGTCCTGTCACCGCCGAGTACAACGGCCTTGCCGGTACCCCCGCTGGCCACCGGGTCGTGTCATTCCTGGCCCACGAGATACGCGACATCCTGCCACATACTGTCGGGTCGGTGAGACGCAAACTACATGACGACGACCCCGCCGACACTGATATACTCGACTTCAACCTGCACGAAGTACTCATGCACCTCGTTCTCGCCGTGAAACAATTAGCCCAGGAGAGACAATCCAATGACCTACAGTGAATCAGCCGCCCTAATGTCTGACCCCATATTCAGGGGCAGGGTCCAGGTGGCCGTGCTCAAGTTCGCCGACAGCATCATGATCGAGGCTGGGTCAGTCCCGGCCCATAATACCCGCGAAAAGTGGGCACTCCAGGCCATGCAGAACCCCAACATGGTGGCAATGCAAATCCAACCCCCCACCGTGATGGACCCCGCCGTACAACAAGACGGTGCCGCAGTGACCGACGCCTCCCTCCAAGCCGCTGTCGAGGGCGTAGTCAACAAGTTACTCTAATCTCTATGCAATCCCTATCTCTCGCCTACTACCAGCGGGTCATGCTGTGGAATATGATCGGCAACTACAGCGCCCCGAATCTCAAGGAAGCCTCGGTCTACTTACGTATCATTGAGAAAATCCGCCTCAGCGACATCGAGCAGGTGGAAACCGAGTTCACCTCCAACGGTAACCAGTACGGGTGGAAGTTACCCGCGCCCAGTTATGGCAACTGCGTCGTGGACCTGGAAAACGAGGAGGCCAAGGCCCTCGCAACCGCGATTGAGTCAGCGACACCAGTGCGCGTCATCGACGCCGAGTGGCTATCCAACATGGTGGCCGAGTTGCGCCACCCCGTGCTGGAGTTAGTCACTAACGCCCCGTCAAATTGAAACGTTACAATATCCACCGTCTCACTTTGTCATTGACATCCGGTGTCACCTTGGGGTACTCTACAGCCTAGAGGAGTACCACACATGCCCACCAGCACGATGGACATGAACGAACGTACACTATATCTCGGCCTCAAGCCCAAGGGGACCAAGGCCGAGGTGTACAGCAACCAGCGGCGCGAGGCCAAGCGCGCCTCTGCCAGCAATGCGTCCAACGGGATGCGAATCACCGACAAGGAGAACCTTGCCACCCGGACCGACAAGGTCCACGAAGCCCTGATGGAGGAAGCCCGTGCACAAGCCAAGAGCAAGACCGCCAAGAATGGAGTTTCCGGTGGTGTCAAAGGTGAATGTTGTCCCACCGGGGCGTATGAGTACTGCGAAATCGAAGCCCTTACCCCCACCCACGTCGCCTACAAGCAAGGCCCCGACCTCTTCGGGCGCGCCTATATGTACGACGTCGGCACCGGGGAAGTAGAACTCGGTCCCCGCATGGTGGTTCACCAGGAGTTGGTATTCGGAAAGGACGGTTAGTCACTAACATGCCGCTCAAAAAGGGGTCATCCCCGAAGACGATCTCCAAGAACATCCGTACCGAGATGGCCGCTGGGAAACCGGTGAAACAAGCAGCGGCCATCGCCTACAACGTTGCTGGCAAGGGCAAGCGCGGCAAGAAATAGCTGATATCCTATGTTGCGATGGCACTAAAACTTCGCAATAATAGGTCACAGGCGGGTCCATCTCCGAACGGGAAAGCCACGGCAACTGCGGTCAACGGCATCGACCATCCCATTGACAGCATCCCTCCTGGCCCCGTATGGACCCGCCTGATTGACGACTTTACCGCAGCGTACCCACCATCCAGCGACAACGTTGACGAGTACATTGCCGCCGTCGCAATCCGCTTTGCCATCCCAGAGGCCGACCTCTCCACCTACCTACGATCCCGCATACGTCGCGGCCATCTCATTGCCAGGGCCACGATGGAGAGGGCCATGTACGTCAAGGCCCAGGAGGCCGCGGCCCTGGTGGGTGTGCGCATTGCCAAAGCCTTCGCCGTCATTGACGACGGCATGAACGCCGAGAGGGTCACCTACGACCGCGACGGCAACCCCCACTTCACTCCCGATCACCGCACCCGCATCACTGCCGCCGCCAAGTTACTCGACACCCTCGGTGCCAACCACCCGTCAAAAGCTGTTGTCGAGCACGAGATTGGTGATAAGTTGGCCGCGCTATCCACAGACGAGTTACGCCTACGTCTCGTGGAACTAGTACAACATGCCGGTGGGACATTACGCGCATCCGGAGTGAAAGGTATAATTGACATTACACATTCGCCAGTTAGTGACTAACCGTGATGTCTACCGCACCTACTCAATTTATCCCACTCCCCCACCTCGACGACGTCCGTCTCGCCAGCGAGATCGCCGAACTCACCGACGAACTCATCTACCGCGAATCCATCGACAACACCGCCAGGAGTGCAATGTATTGGCTCCGTCACGGCACCCGCACGGTGGATGAGCAGGACGCCAACAGTCGTAAGCCCTTCCCCGCCTCCCCCTATTTTGACTACATCGCCGAGGACATCATGGTGCGGCCACCCCAAGGCGAGTCCATCATCCACGCCACTTACAAATCCCGCACCACCATGATGAGTTGGACCGCAGCAGGTCTAGCCGCCCACATGATGGCGACGCAACCGGACACCCGTGTCATTGTCCAATCCGCCGACCAGCCCCGTGCCGCCAAGATCATCGAGAAGATCAAAGTTCTCCTCATGAACAGTACCGATCGTCTCCGTGGTAAATGGCTTGGCGACCTCACCCTGGACCTCTTCTCCCAGTCCTACGCCGAGTGCAACCTCCCCAATGGCTCCAGTGCCGCCGCCTTCGCCTCTGGCAGTGACAAGATCCGCTTCGAGCACGGCACCGTGTACATCTTCGACGAAGCATCCCTCGAAGACGAGTTACTCGAATGCGTCACCAACGCTCTCGCCGCCAAGACCCCCTACATCTGGCTCATCGCCACCGCGAAGCCGGGTCCATTGAATGAAATCTGGAAGGAATGCAAGCAGATCCCCTGGAGTTATAACCCCCTCCTCCACCAGGACCTCTACGCCTACACCCACCTATTTGACCGGGGTAGCCTCGCCGACGTGGGCCTAAGTGGTCTCCAGGTACCCGTCCCCGGTGGCCTCAAGGGCGATGTGAGCGGCCCAATCCCCGGCCTCACCAAGCACCTCTCGCCGCAGGGCTGGGTGTTCATTCGCGTCCACTACTCCTGCGACCCATCCATGCGCGACCCGGTCAAACTCAAGCGCGTCGCCAAGGTCTTCGGCGGCATGGGGTCGCCCATGTGGAAGCGCGAGATGGAAATCGACGCCGAAGCCCTCGGCGGTGCCCTAGTCCACCCGAAATACAATGAGCAAATCCACGTCATCCCCGACCGCGACATCCCATCCTACGGGTGTCTATACATGTCCATTGATCCTCATCCACGCACCGAACACGCGGCCCTTTGGATGCTGGTTACTAGAGACTACGACTTCTACTTTTACCGCGAATCCTGGCCCAGTAACGTTTACGGCACTGGACGGCGTCTCCGAGATGAAGATGAATGTAACCGTTATACTGTCCGTACATACGCAGAGTATATAGCTTTTGTCGAGGGCAACGAGATCGTCGCCACCAGCCCCGGCACCCCCTATGAAATGTACCAGTACACTCATCGCGATGGTGGCGAGAGGATCGTATCTCGTCTTATGGATCAGGCAGGCAAGGGGTTTCGCATCTCTGGCGAGGGCACCCCGGACCTATTCATCTATGACGAGTACCGCAAGTATGGGATCTATTGCGCCGACCCGCGTAAGTCACATGCGGTTGGTAATGATAAAATCGACGAGCTACTGGAACCCAAGCCCTGGCGTCATACTACTCGACCGCGTCTCTTCATCGCCGAATCCCTACTGGAACTCCGCGCTGAGTTTCGCAATCATCGCTACGCCACGACGTCGACCTCCCTATCCAAGGATCTCAACCAGCGGGTATCGCAGTTCCGCACCCACATGCTGGACAACTGCCGCTACCTCCTCAGTGGTAACATATTCTACACCGAGATGATGGCATCGCCGCGCTACGTCATCTCCAACCAGTTCACCGCCCCCGTGGGTGTTAGTCACTAACAAGGAGACTTGATCGCCATGACCCAGGAAGAACAAGACTCAGT